GAAAAGATTGGGAATTCGTGAAAGTCAAGTTTTAGCCCGTATGAATAATTATATAAAATTATTACACGGCGGTAATCCTGATTGGCATTATTCGAAACAGGAAAAGAAAGTGTGGGAATGGTTGAATGATAAGAAAAGACCCATTCGGATTGTGCCAACATTGTGAGTTCTTATGGGTGATACTACCCCGCCCTGACCGTAAAGCAGGGGTCGGATGTTAGGGAATCCGACACAAGATGCGATAGTTGAAAAACAGGCATCCCAAGACAAGGAACCAACCCAAAGACGAGCCGGGCATCCTCGTTAAAAAGCCCTCGATTATTTTTGGGGGTTTGAGTATGAAAGTGACAGAATGGAAATTGGAAGATGTCGTTAAGGAAAAGGATGATTTATATAATTTGCTTTGGGCTGGGTTGGATGAAATAAAAGTGCCAATGAATGAAAAAGATTTTGAATATTTATTGATTTTATGCCAAGATGTTTTAGATATAGCAAAGAAAAGGGGATGGAAATGAAAGCAGTAATTATCGGTCAACCGAATTGTCAAAATTGTAATATGTTGAAAAATGCGTGTCCTGACGTTGAAAAGATTGAAATGAATCCTGTGGATATATTGAATTTTGCCCGAGAAGTTGGGATTAAATCTGTGCCGTTTGTGGTGATAACAGGTGATGTCGGGGAATTACAAAATGTGTTAAAAATGATAGACAAGGGCTAAAAATCGGGGTATAATAAAAAGAAAAAAGGATTGAAAATGTCAGTATTTAGAAAATTGAGAGCCGATGAAATTCAAGTTCGTGTAGCACAGGTCACCAAAGAAAAAACCTATTTGTTGTTATATAAGGATGCCCGTTGTGATATGAATATATTGGATGAAACCATAAAACCGCAGAATTGGGCGTGTGATTATAAGGAAATCAAGGGAAATATGTATTGTGGAATTGGTATCCGAGTTGCGTCTGTGGGACCGAATGATTGGGTTTGGAAATGGGATTGTGGTGTAGAAAGCAATACCGAAAAAGAAAAAGGTGAGGCAAGTGATGCCTTTAAGCGTGCGGGATTCAAGTGGGGTATTGGTAGAGAATTATATACTGCCCCGAGAATCGATGTATTGAATGATGCGATAGGTGGTGTTGAAGAAAGGGATTATCAAGGGAAAAAGTATTATAATCTGAAATATGCGTATCAAACATTTTCTGTGTCGCATATTGAATATGATGGAAATGGGAATATAACCAAGTTGGAAATCGTCAATTCAAAAGGAAATGTTATTTGGTCGAATATGCATTAAGGGGGAATTATGAAAAGGAAGGTTGCAGATTTTAGTGTTGTTATTTATAATAATGATGGGCAGGTAGAGGTTGCGTTCAATAAAGCCAAGAAAGTGCCAAAGACCTATGATAGTTTTGTGGCGTGTATTGAAATTGCGTGTTTATCTGCGATTCAGAAAGTAATGCACGGTATAGAAAAGGGAGATAAGGACGATGGCAAGGGAAATGATGTTGGAAGTGTCCAACGGGAAGATGCCGGTAATAGTGGCGACAAGGCGTGAGTTTATTGCGGTATTGGATGATTTTGTATTTTGCCACGCCTGTGAAAGTGAAGAATCTGCTTTTACCGAGATGTATTATATCCCTATATTGAATTGTATATTCTGCAAAAAATGTTTGGATTTGTATCAGAAGTCGGCGGTAAGGTATAAGGTTGATGAAAAGACCGAAAGAACGAATTTTAATCGAATGATGAATAGATTTAAGGATTTGGGGGTTTGGGAAGGTTATTGGTTTTAATTCGGGTGTAGCACAATAGGTAGTTTTGCAACGGTCTGTTAAACCGTAGGTTGTCGGTTCGAGCCCGACCACCCGAGCCAAGATTAAAGGGGAAAAGGATGTGTGATAGCCAAAAATTAAGATTTTATCAATCGTATGGGAATTGTGATATATGGTTCAGCCAAGATACCAAGTCGGGCGTAACAAAATGGATATTTTGGTTTATGGGAAAAACCTATGAGGCGGAAAGCCACGATGAAATAATAAATCTTGCCAAAGAATGCGTCAATAATATGATGAAACGGTCAAAATAGGAGGATAAGATGGAAATAATGACTCGTGAAACGACAAAAGGTCGGCAATATATGTTCCGTTGGAATGGGCAATTGTTTGTTTTTAATACCAAGCAGGAAGCCGAGGTTAAATTGATGGAGTTCAAAAATGGGTCGTTGTTTGCCTGAATTACAGAAATGTGTTAAATGTCGGGGTAAAAACAAACCGTATGTTGTCAGGGTTGAAGGTTTATATTATGTGCGGTGTGGGTGTGGTAAATGGGATAGATATGCTTTCCTTGGGTTAAAACCTGAATATGCGATAGAAGAATGGAATAAGTTTAATCGGCAAATGCGGGGTAGATGGAATGAAATCGATAATCTATAATGATAAGATGTGGGAAAATCATAGGGCGGAAATCGACAAGATGGTCGCCGATGGTGTTCGTGTAAATTTATCGTATGAAAAAGCCCATAAACCTAAAACAAAGGAACAGATGGGTTTTTTATTTGCGGCTTTAATGAATCAATGTAAGGACTTTTTTGAATCGTGTGGGTATAATGTCGATGATAAGGATGTAAGATATTATTTTTATGAAAAGGTTGCGGAATTCTTGCCTGAAATAGTATCTGATTGTGGTTTGTTCGGCAAAAAGCAAAGAATAAAGCACTTGGATGAATATGACCGTGAAACAATGGCAAAGTTCATAGATGGGGTTTTTCAGGTGATAGATTTTGACCCCTTGTTAGCGGGGATACAATTAACCCCTGATTGTTTTTATAATTTTATATATCATATATCGGTTGATGATATAAAAACCGCCCAAATGGCAGATTTACCCATAAGAGACCCCGAATATTTGGAATATATAAGAACGAGACCTTGTATTTTATGTGGGATACAGCATAGGTCGGAGGCACACCACCTGAAAGATAATCGGTTGGGGGGTATAAGTCAAAAGTCGCCAGATTGGGCGGCTATGCCGTTATGCCATAGATGTCACTTGGGTATTGCCCACGGAACAGGATTCAAGGAAAGAATGGGGTGGATGCCGATTGAAATGGTAGATTTTTTGCGGTTGTGTTATCTGAAATGGAAAATGAATGGTTGACAGGTGAAAAACCGTCTGCTATACTGAAAGAAAGGAGTTAAGGAATGGATAAAAAACCAATTGCGATGCCAACAGGGTGCGAATTTGTAGATATAAATGAATTGGTGCCGTTCAAGAGAAACCCCAAAAAACACGAAATAAAAGATATTAATCTGATTGTCAAGTCGATTGAAAGGAATGGGTGGGGTGACCCGTTGTTAGTATGCCCCGAAACCAAAGAGATATTATCGGGTAATGGAAGATATTTGGCGGCAAAAAAGATTGGTTTGGATAAAATCCCTATTGTGTATGCCCCCAAAGGGTTGACCGAAAAGCAGAAGGCGGATATGGTTATTGCCAATAATCGTTTGGTAGAGGCATCGGGATATAATGATAACCTTGAAATATTGATGGAAATGTTTGAGTTAGACCCTGCGGATTTTGCCGTAAACCTTGATGATGCCAAAGATGTGGAAGAAAAGGAAGATTTTCAGTTTGATGCGACAATCCCACAATATGAGGTTAAAGGGGAAAATGTAGATGTTAAGGATTGTTTTGAAAGTGGGTTGACGGAAAGTTTGATAAAAGAGATTGAAGAGTCCGAATTGGATGACAATGAGAAAAAACTTTTAATTATCGGGGCGTATAGAAAAGCGATATTGAATTATCGGAAAATTGCGGAATATTATGCGGGTAAAGCGTCAGAAAAGATGCAGGATTTAATGGAAAGGATGGGTTTGGTTATTATCGATTATGATAATGCCATCGCAAACGGATTCACCGTATTAACCGAAGAATTGAGTGATATGATAGATGAATAATAAGTTTGGGATTTTTATATTGTCGCACGGAAGGGCAGGAAATGTCAAAACCTATCACACGCTAAAAAAAGCAGGTTATACAGGTGATATTTATGTTGTGGTCGATGATGAAGATTCGCAAAAAGATAAGTATAAGGAAGAGTTCGGGGAATATTGTTTAGAATTTTGTAAGCAAGAATATATGGATAAAGCCGATACAATATCAACCGATGGAACGAGAATATCAGCGTTATTTGCCCGAATGGCGATTATGGATTTTGCCAAGGGTATGGATTATGATTATTATTGTATGTTGGATGATGATATTGAAAAAATTGTGTATCGGTATCCTATAAAAAACTCATTAAAAGGGATGGATGTTGTTCGTGCGGATTATATGTTTGATTGTATTGTGAATTTTATGCGGTGTGCGAAATTAAAAGTTTTGGGGTTGCAGTTAGCCGAAGGATTGATTGGTGGGTTGTATGGTATTTATAAGAATGGATTATTAAATCAGGTGTTAGCGGGGTCGTATATATTCAGTAAGGATACAGATTTTAGGTTTTTTGGGTCTGTGAATGAGAATACCGTTGCCACATTGGATTATTTGAGTCGTGGTGGATTGGCGTGGCGGTTAGGGTGTATCACCATAAAAACGCCTGAGCGGGGTTCGAATGGTGGTGGATTAAGTGAAGATTATAAGAAAAAGAATTGGTATTATATAGATATGCACGCAGTGATAGTGTCGCCGTGGTGTTGTAAAATAGATGTAAATAATGAAAATCGTCAGAAGATAGATATGCGGTTCGCAAGACCAAAGATATTATCTGAAAAATATAAAAGGGGTCAATTATGATAAATATGCCAACGGGGTGTCAGTTTATCCCAATCGAAACATTAAAACCTTATGGGAAAAACCCAAAGAATCACGATAAGGATGATATAGATTTAATCGTGCGGTCAATAGAAAGAAATGGTTGGGGTGACCCATTGTTGGTTTGCCCTGAAACAATGGAAGTGTTGTCGGGGAATGGGCGGTTATTGGCGGCTAAAAAGTTAAAATTGGAAAATATCCCTGTGGTATTCGCACCAGAAGGGATGTCGGAAAAGCAAAAAGCCGATTTAGTTATCGCCAGTAATAAGTTAGTCGAAATATCAGGGTATAATAAGAATCTTGAAATCTTGATGGGGATGTATGAATTGAATCCCGAAGATTTTGGGATGGTTGATTTGGAAAAAGAATTACAAGTGATTGATGATTCAGAACCCGAAATGGAATTCACCGAAGAATTATTTGAAGAACATAATTATGTGGTTTTGTATTTTGATAATAAAGTCGATTGGAAAACCGCCTGTGAAAAGTTTAATATTCAGAATAAAAAAGCGTTAGATTCAAGGGCAGGATATGTCAGGGCAGGTATAGGTCGGGTAATGAAAGGTGCGGATGTATTAAAAATGTTAAAGGATTAAAAATGTTGGAATCAATAAATGACATCAGTATCATAACCCCCTCATATAAACGGGCGGATAATGTAAAAGCCCGTTGTGTGTTCGGGGATAGATTGATAATTGCGTGCCACGAGTTCGAGGCAGAGGAATATAAAAAGTTTAATCCCGATAATGAATTGATGATTATCCCTGATTCAGAAAGGGGAAATATGGGTAAAGTGCGGAATTGGATGTTAAACCATTCACCAACGAAATACCTTGTGATGATAGATGATGATGTTATTGAGGTCGGGTATCACCAAAATATGAAACAGCATCCATTCGAATCCTTGGATGAAATATTGTCGTTTATAGCCGATGGATTTGTAATGGCGGAAGACCTTGGAACTGTATTATGGGGATTAAACCTTCAATCCGACCCGAAATTCTATCGTGAATATTCGCCATTCAGTTTATTATCGCCAGTTTTAGGGCCATTCAGTTGCCATATTATCAATGATTTGCGGTATGATGAAAGATTGGGATTAAATGAAGATTATGATTATGCCTTGCAAGTATTACAAAAATACCATAAAATACTGCGGTTCAATAAATATTATTATTCAGCAGGACATTTGACCGAAAAAGGTGGATGTGGTGCGTATAGAACATTGGACAGGGAAAAAGAACAATCAAAGATAATGATAAGTAAATGGGGAGATAAGGTGGTGAAATATAACTTCGATAAATCCACTAACCCAAAATTATCAGTTCCATTAAAAGGTATATAAGATGAAAAGTAATCTGTATCGTAAGTTTTATGAATGGGCTTGGGGTGCGGGTGAAAGATGCTATGTCGGTAAAATGAAATCGAAATCGTGGTGGAAAAGATATTGTAGAAAGTCAACAAGATTGGTAATGAATAAGGATGTAGAAGATGTCAGAAAATAAAGTTGTCAATCCTAAAAGTTTGGAAAATCTGAAACCTTTTCAAAAAGGTGATACCAGGGGTAAAGCAGAGAATGGAAGATTGGGTGGTATCAAGTCAGGTGAATCCAAAAGACGAATGAAAACATTCAGGGAAGAATTACAGGCGATATTGGAAACCGAAATGCTAAATGCCAAAGGTGAAAAGGTATCGTATCAGAAAAATATCAATTCTGCGTTAATCCTTAAAGCCGCTAAGGGTGATGTTCGTGCCTATGAAGTAATCAGGGATACATTGGGTCAAAGACCGAAAGATGAAAAAGAAGTGGTGGTTATGAGTGGTGATGATGGATTAAAGGTTAATTTGGAATTGGTAAAATCGTTGGAAGAAAAGTTTAATGCGACCGATAAATGATGATGATATTCGTGAATTGTTAGATAATCCCAAGGAAGCCCGAGTGGTGTTATTGGGTAATTTTATTACATTTGTGCGGGTATTCCATTATTATATGACCCGTTCCCAATTTGATGTCCAACCTTTTCATATTGAATTGGCAAATAAGTTAGTCGCATATATGAAAGGGACAAATAAAAAGCAAAATCTGTATATTGGTATAAGCCCCCGTGCGGGGAAAAGCCAATTGATTATAGATTTTTGTGCGTATTCCTATGCCGCTAACCCGTTCAGTAATTTTATTTATAC